TCCATAAAGTTTTAAATGTTCTTTTACTTGTCTAAATTGTTTTAAATTAAGCATAATTTTTAAGCCTCCCTTTTTTGCTCGCTTTTTTTGTGTGTTTTGTTTTCTTTTTACACTTAATATATTACTCTTATTTTTTATATAGTCAATACAAAAAAATAAAAAAAATAAAAATTGTTTTTAATTACATAAATAATAATAAGGATATATAAAATAAAAAATAATTAAATATATATAGTAAATACAATATAAAAAAATATATCTTTTTTGCGATGTTTTAAGCGTTTTAAGGTGTGATAATGATAAGAATATATAAAAGTATTAAAGTAATAAAATATTAATTATATAAAGCGTGTTTTTTTGGTATGCGTTGCGCCTCGTGGCGTGGCGTTGTTCGATGGCGGTTATAAATAAGTAAATATAAATATTAAATAATACTAATATAATAAGCGAATAAATAAAGATAATAAGTAATAAATAATAAGCGGTTTTAAAGCATAATAGCGGATAGATACGGAATAAAGCAAAGCATATAATAAAACTCTTTTTTATGTGCGTGCGTGGTTTTGGTTTGGTGGTTTTGGTGGTGGTTGTTTATAAAATCAAGATTAAAGCAACAAAAAACTATAATATATAAAATATATTAAGCGTTGGCGGGCTTCTTTTTATGGTTTTAGGCGCATAGAGGCACGAAACACGGGGGCATGGGGAAAATTACATAGGTACTACGGAACGGGCGGGGTTAGTCCCCCATCTTCCCGACAAAATAAAAAGGACATGTTCTTGCGTGTGCGCTGATAACCAAGAGTAAATATAGTATGTAGATTATAGCGTGCGTGTTAAGAGTTGATAAAATCAATTCATTGATGGCGCATGTGCGCTCGTTCGCATGTCGCAATTTCTCGCAAAAAGTCAAAAGGGGCATAACCTTGTTAATAAAGTGCTTGCATACGATTTAATATACAAGTATAATAAAGACAAGAAAGTGAGGTCGTAATGTATGAACGACAAATTAAAACAAGCAATTGGCTACATTAGGGTATCTACCAAAGAGCAAAGCGACAAGTTCGGTGCTGACGCTCAAAAGGTGGCAATCCAAAAATACGCTGATGAGCATAACTTGGAAATCATTGATTGGGTGTTCGACAACGTTAGTGGCGTTATCGAGGATAGAGATGGGTGGAATAGGATTATCGTAGACCCAAAAGTTCAAAACCCACCATATCAAGCGGTTATCGTGTTCAAGAGTGATAGAGTAGCAAGAGAAATCAAGTTGTATTTCTATTTCGAGTGGTTATTACAAAAAAAGGGTGTCGAGTTAATTAGTGTCAACGATGGCTTCCCCGATGTGCCTAATGAATACAAGGGCATTATCAAGTCATTTATCTTGTTCAGTGCCGAGCAAGAGAGAAACAATATCGTTTTAAGGACAAGTGGTGGTCGCTCAATCAAAGCCAAAATCGGTGGCTATGCGGGTGGTCGTTGTCCGTTTGGTTATAAAGCCGTTGGTGGCGAATTGGTAATTGACACTTACGAAGCCGAATTAGTCAAACTTATCTTTGAGTTGCGTAGTCAAGGCATTTCGTATAACCATATCGCACAAGAATTGAATAAACGTGAGTTATATAATCGCAGTGGTGGAACGTGGGAACGTGCAAGCGTTTTTGCTATCGTGAAAAATGAGCAAACCTATCGTGGCTTTTACCACTATGGTAAATCAAAAGAGTGGGTCAAAGGAAAGCATGAGGCGATTTTAAAATGAAAACAAAAGAAGAAGAAATTGTTGAGGCGTTTAGAGATAACGTCTATACAATGGCGGGATTGCCAAACTTTGAAGTCCCTATTATTCATATTCGTAATGAACAAGTGCCACCATTAGACCATAGCGAAGATGTTTTAGTATATGCAATTCGCTCTATGATAGACACTAACACGCAAAAAGTTAATGAACGTATAGTCAAAGAAATCAACAAAATAATGTTGAAAAATGGTGTTAGAGATTATTATGGCATTGATGAAAAACGCCTTATGGAAATTATTGATGAGGCAAAGGCGTTTGAAATTATTAAAAGCACATTTTCTTTAAGACAAGCATTAATTGATGTATGCGATAAAAAAAGCAGTGTTATGCCAAATAGAAAAAAGTTTGTTAAAGAGGTATTGCTGAAATGAATTGTGCGTATTGTCCTATTCAAGACTTATGTTTAGAGTATTACAACAAAGTTTTGGTTTTACACGATTATATAGACGAAAGAAATTGCCCTTATAAAAAATTGGTAGAGGAATACAAAGATGAATTACATTAGAACGAAAAATGAACTTGTTGAGTTTAATATCATTAGAAAAATAATGCCCGATGTATATGAGGTCAAAGACATTAAAGACCGCTATTTGCACAAAGAAGAAATCTTGAAACAAGCCGACACTATTGAAGAATTGTGTGATTGTTGTATTCTTGTTGGCAATAATAATCATATTCCTTGCAATAAATTGCCTTACAAATATTATCAAGAATTAGCAAGGTATTATGAACTTGAAGATTTTGTAGTTTATGGTGCGATTTGGACTTCAAAGGGGCTTATTTACAAAGCAAAAATGAAAGGTATCTTGCCAAATGGCGAGATAGATTGGGAATTGTTATGATTAAAGGTAAACCATTTAAGGCTGATGATTTCAAAGAAGAAATGTATAGAGAAGTTAAATCATTTGAAATCGTAGATAAAAAATATTTGGTTATCAACTTCGTTAATACACAACCGCAAGTAATTGATTTGGAAAAATTATTTTACGCAAAAGTGATATAATATTTATGTATACGCAATAGGGCGTATTCAAAAGCAAAAGGGCTTCTATATTTTATGTATGGAGGTCTTTTTTTACGCAAAACCTATTCGATAGTATTGTAAAAATCATAAAAAAAGAAAGTGGAAATAACCCACAATCAATAAATGACCTTTTTTACTTATGTAAAAACACCATAAATAGCGAGAACAAAAAACTCGGTTTAGAATACTGCAAAAAGTTCAAAAAAGTCGTTAATGAGTTAATGGATAACGAAACATGTAAGAGTAAAAAAGAGTTATATAACAAGATATTTGATATTTTAGTATTAGAAACACCATACTCTCTTGATAGTTATTTTCAAGCGTTAGAGTGGAATAGACCGATAAATGAGCAGTTCTACTTACCCCGTAGAAATACACTCATGCGACATGGCGTAATACAAGCGTTAGAAGATTTAGTAATAAATGATAAGTTAGATGAGTTATTTTTGAGTATGCCCGTTAGAACGGGTAAAACCACACTCATCGTTTTTCTTATGTCTTGGCAATTAGGTATGAATAGCAACCTAGCAAACCTTTATATAAGCAATAGTGGTATCTTGGTCGGTGCGTTTTATGATGGCATTAACACGATATTAAGCGATGAATACACTTATTGTTGGCATAAAATCTTCCCAAAAGCCGTTTTTGATAAGAGAACAATGTGTAATGCAAAAGAAACTTATCTTGATGTCGATAGAAAGAAACGTTATCACTCGTTCACGGCAAGGTCAATCGACGGGTCGTTAAATGGCGCATGCGACGTTTCAAATGATGGTTTATTAGTCAGCGACGACCTTGTTAGTGGTATTGAAGAAGCACTCAACACTATGCGTTTAAAATCACTATGGCAAAAGGTGTCTAGTGATATGCTTACTCGTGGAAAACAAGGCGCAAAAATCTTATGGATTGGCACTCGTTGGTCTATATATGACCCAATAGGCGTAAGACTACAAAGTAGTGAATTATCCTACAAGAGATATAAGAATATAGTTATACCCGCATTAGACGATAATGATGAAAGCAACTTTGACTACCTTTATGGCGTTGGTTTTTCTACTGATTTTTATAGGGGTAAGAGATTGTCTTATGAGGAAAGCGATGATATTGCTACATGGAACGCAATTTACTGCAACTCGCCAATCGAACGACAAGGGTTATTATTTCCCGTAGAGAGCATTAGAACATACGAGGGCGAACTGCCACACGTTGAGCCAACAAACAAATACGCTTTTGTCGATATTGCTTGGGGTGGTGGCGACTATACATGTATGCCTATTATCTATCAATATGAAAATGAATTATATTGCCCCGAAATAGTATTTACAAACGAAAATAAAAAGGTTTCTCAACCAAAAATTGTGGACGCCATCATTAGACATAACTTGCAAAGGGTTAAGTTTGAGAAAAACAATGGTGGCGACGGCTACAAAGAAGATGTTGGCAAACTATTGCAAGAAAAGAATAATACATGTCTTTTAACAAGTGCTTTTGCCTCAAATCAACAAACCAAAGAAATGAAAGTTTTTAACCACGCACCCGAAATCAAACAAATCAACTTTTTAGCACCCGCCAAGCGTAATGTCGAGTATAGAAAAGCGATGGAACAACTACAATCTTTCACTATTCAAGGTAAGAATAAACATGACGATTGCCCCGACGCTCTTGCGGAGGTTTGCGAAATGATTAACGAGATAGTAAAAAAGATTAGTTATCAAGTTTTTGAAAGGTTTTTTTAGGAAAAAATCATTTTTTGGTGGGGGTTTTGCAGTGTTTTTACGCAATAATGAAAATAGAGATTTATCGAAATGTTATTTGGAAGAAGAATTATTTATACACCATACGAAAATGTTAATCGACAAAACATAGTGCAAATATTGTCGCAATCATTGGCTATTCATTTAACCAATGCTGATGATATTGAGTTCTTGCATTGTTATTATCGTGGTATTCAACCAATATTGGCTAGAAAGAAAAATATTAGACCCGAAATTAATAACAAAATTGTCGAAAATCACGCAAATAGTATAGTCCAATTTCGTGCGGGCTATTTGTTGGAACACCCTATCCAATATGTTGCTCGTAAAGAGAGTGCTGATGAAGATAGCGTTGAGTTCTTAAACGATAGCATGATGTTGGAAAATAAAGAAACTCGTGATAAAGAAATCGCTAATTGGCAAGCCATTTGTGGCACTGCATATAGATTAGCATTACCAAACAAGAATTATGATGGTGCGAATAGCCCATTTAAGATTTATAAAACCGACCCACGCCAAACATTTGTTGTTTACTCAACTGCCGTAGGTAATGAAGCCTTACTCGGTGTCGTTATTTACATGAGAAAAACTGATGATGGCAAAGAGGAATTGGTATGCCAAGCCTACTCAAAAGATACATATTACGAGTGGGTAAGAGGCGAAGAAGATGTTAGAAATGAATTACCACATATTTTTGGTGGTATACCTATCATCGAATATCCGCTTAATCAAGATAGAATTGGTGCATTTGAACCCGTTATCTCATTATTGGACGCAATTAACACACTACAATCCAATCGTTTAGATGGCGTTGAACAATTTATCCAATCATTATTAATCTTTAAGAACGTTGATATTACAAAAGAAGATTTAACTGCTTTGCTTGAATTAGGTGCTATCAAAATACAAGATGATGGCGAACTAGAAGCAAACGTTGAATACTTAACAAAAGAACTTAACCAAGAACAAGTCCAAAAATTAAAGGACGACATGCTAGAAGTTGTCTATAAAATCGTTGGTATGCCACTTGGCAAAGGCGGTAGCACGGGCAACTCACAAGGCGCAGTTATTATGCGTGATGGTTGGAGTGAAGTTGAGGCGAAAACACAAGAAACTGAACTTATGTTCAAACAAAGTGAAAGAGAGTTCTTAAAACTCGCACTCAATTACACAAGAATATTAACCAAAGGTAAATATCAAGTCGCATTAGGCGATTTAGACATTAAGTTCACTCGTAGAAATTACGAAAATATCATGCAAAAAGCACAAGTTTTAGACTTAATGCTCAAAAACCCAAAGATTGCGCCAAGATTAGCGTTCGTGGTTTGCGGTTTGTTTGGGGACGCTGAACAATCTTATGAAGAAAGCCGTATTTATTACGAAGAACAACTTAAAAAAGCACAACAACAAGTGAAACCACAAGGGAACGAGGTAAATACCAATGAAAATTAGCCCCGTTTCACTCTCTAAACATGATATTGAAACGATTGTGCATATATTAAATCGTGGAAATCAAGTTGAAATCAAAAAAGAAAATAGCAATATCGTGATTGTTGAAATCAAAAGATATGTCGCTGATAAAAGACCTATCGTAGAAGCGTTCTAGGGTAGGCAACTCAAATCAATATCGCAATAGGGCGATACATAAGGTCAAAAGGGACACTGATGGCAAGAAATTGCCGATTATTCAGTGTCTTTTTTATACAAAGTGCGTGAGGGAACACCACTTAAAACGACAAACGCAAGCATAGTGAGGGAACACTTATAAAACGCAAGGAGGTCATAGCAATATGACAAAAGAACAATTAGCCAAGTTAGGAATTAACGTTGAGGGCGAAACCATTACCGATGAAGAACTTGAAAAATTACTTACTGAAAAGTTCAACTCTTTAAATGGCGAAGTTAAAAAGCATAAAGATTTGCTATCTACTCGCAATAGCGAGATTGCCGAATATAAGAGAAAAGAACAAGAAAAGTTAAGTGATGATGAAAAAAGAGAACTTCAAATAAAGGACATGGAAAAGGAACTTGCTAACTTAAAACGCAAGGATAGTATTAACACCAAAATTAACGATTTATTATCGTTAGGTTATGACAAGGAAACTGCTAAAAAATATGCCGAAGCCGAAATTGATGGCAAAAGCACGATTGAGTTTCAAAGACAATTCTTACAATCTCAATTAGAGGCACAAAAGCAAGAACTTCTCAAAGGTGCGCCAACCCCAAAACAAAATGACCCTAATGGCTTACCAAAAACCAAAGAAGATTTTGACAAGTTAGGTTATGAGGGACAATTAAAACTTTATAACGAACACCCCGAAATCTTCAAACAATTTACTGAAACAAAGTAGTTATTAGGAGGAAAAAATCAAATGGCAAAGTTTGATGAAAAACAATTTAATCCCGAAGTTTTCCGTAGATACATGACAACTATTGAAAACCCAAGAGTTAATCGCTTAATCAAAGCGGGTATCTTCGTTATCGACCCACGTTTACAAGGTGTCTTACCCGATGGTGTCGGTGGCAATTACATGCAAGAAAACTTCGTTGGTCGTTTAGCGGGAACTGACGTTCTCTATGACGGCTCAACAAACATTACTGCTGATACACTCGATACCTACAAGAGAGGTTTAGTCGTTATCGGCAAAGCAAGAGCATTTAAAGAAGAAGATTTTACCGAAAGCATTACGGGTAAAGATTTCATGTCTAATGTTGCTGAACAATTAGTCGAATACCAAGATGAAAAACACCAAGACATTATGTTAATTATCTTAAAAGCCTTATTCGACAAATCTAATGGTGTCTTAAAAGCAAAAAGAGTTGAAAAATCATTATCCTCTTTGTCCGCAACCGACATCATTGATGGCTTAAAAGCACAAGGCGACAAGAGTGGCAATATCCGTGCAGTTGCTATGCACAGCGTTGTTCTTGCTGAATTAAAGAAAGCAAACCTCGTCAATAATGTTAAGTTCATTGACAAAGATGGTATTGCAAGAGATTTAGGCTTATACACATGGGACGGACGTGAAATCATCGAAGATGATACCGTCGCACCCGAAGAAAGTTATAGTGCTTCTAGCGACGCTTCCGTTGTTGCTGGTAAAGTCTATTACACAAGAAGCGGAACAAGTCCAAACTACACCTATACAAAGGTCGCTTCCCCAACGGGCAACCCATCTACAAGTGGTTATTACGAAAAAACACTCGCATATCCCGTTTACTTACTCGGTAGAAATGCGTTTACATGGCAACCATTAGGCGTCAAAATCCCATTAGAAATGTGGCGTCAACCATTAACCAATGGCGGTCAAACATACTTAATCAATAGAGAAAGATATTTCCTTGCCCCATTTGGTTGCTCTTTCAAAGCAAGTGCTATGAGTGGTTTAGCCCCAACCGACGCTGAATTAGGCACTGCTTCTTCTTGGGAATTAGTCAATACGGGTGGCGTTAGTCCAAAATCAATCGAATTAAAGACAATCCCACTTGCTTGTATCGTGTTCTCAATTAGCGGTATCTAATCGTAAGTTAAATAATTCTAGGTCAAGGAGGTAAATCAAATGACATTAGAAGAACGCATTGAACAAATGAAAATAATGTTAGGCGATGATGGTGTCGACATTGATGAAAATACATGCCAAACCTACCTTGACCTAGCAAATCAAAAAATCTTAAATCATCGTTATCCATACGGCACAAAACTCGTAGAAGTTGAGCCACAATTTGAATATCAAATGATTGAACTCGCTATTGTCTTATTTAATAAAAGAGGTGTTGAGGGTCAAGAATATCACAACGAAAATGGCGTCCATCGTAGATATAGAACGGAAGCCCAAGTCCTTGCCTCAATACCAAAGTTTGCGGGTATACCTTTATGAGAAACTTGCTAATCAATAAGACAAAACATTACGTCCTTAATTATAAGGGCGAAGAAGAAGTTGTTGATGGCAACGGATATTATACGGGCGAAAAAAATATCGCTTACACTAGACCTATCGTTTTTATGGGACACGTTAGCGGTGCTAGGGGCAGTAGCCAAGTAGAAATGTTTGGCACTGACATTATGTATGACAAAACCCTTGTTATCACAAAAACCGAGTTCAAGAGATTAAAAATTACTGAAAATAGCGTATTCTTTATTGACAAAAAACCTATCTTTGATAGCAACAATACCCCTTTATACGATTATCGTGTAATGAGAATTGCTGAAACAATCAATGAGGTCGCTATTGCTCTTACAAAGGTGCAAAAGTAATGAAAGTTTCATTTAACAAGCAAATATTGGGTGTCGTTAATAAGATACAAAACAAAGTCGATAAAATGACGCAAGAAGCATTAAATCGTGTTGTCAATAATTCGACTATCTTGGCACAAGAGTATTTCGATAGATTTTACTACGAAGTCCCCGCTGACGACCCGTTTGTGTTTGTTAGCAATACCCCAATGCTACAAGTTGGCAAAACAACTTGGTCTAGGCAAATAAAATGTGTCGGTAATCAAGTTCTATTTATAGAGTTTGGTGCGGGACAATACTTCTATACGGGCGATTTAGAGGCAAGATTATATGCTAAATATCTTGGCAATCTCGCCACAAGACCACCAATGATAAGTGATATTGGAACGTATGGTAGTGGTAGGGGTAAAGATGATGTATGGCTTTATAAAAGCAAAACGGGTAGAGAAAGCAATAACGCAAGCCTCTACCGATACAACAAAAACAATGAGCCAATAATGATAACTCATGGTAATAGACCCGCAAGAGCCTTATATCGTGGTGTTGGTATGGCTTTAAGAAGATTAGCGGAGGGCAAACTTAAATGATTAACGTATTTAACGAAGTCTTTACATTGTTAGTCAACGCTCTCGCTGATTACGATAATTCAATCAAGACTTCAAGTGTTTATACAAATACCCCATCTATTTATCCGTTTGTGAGTTTAGAAGAAATTGACAATAGCGTTTACCAAAATGGTAGTGATTGTTGCGAAATCGAAAACTTTGCAAATATCGAGTATGAGGTAAATATTTACACACAAAACCCAGAAAAAAAGAGCAAAGCCGATGGCATTAGCCAAGTGGTTGACACTCTATTCAGTAATAAAGGTTTTACTAGAATTACTAGAAACATATTACAAGATACAAACGAAACAACCTATCGTGTCGTTATGAGATATAGTGGCGTTGTTTCAAAAGAAAATGTTGTTTATAGGAGGTAAGCATTATGAGTGTTTCAACAACCCCAATTTCAACCCACAAGGTTTCTTTAATGAAATACAATCCAGCGGGAACGGGAACTGACAAATACGAACAATTATGTTGTATCAAAGACTTTCCCGATTTAGCCACAAAAGTCGAAGCCGACCAAATTGAAATCACAACTTTATGTGATGAATACCATGAATACATTGATGGTTTAAAAAATCGTGGCGACGATTTAGAGTTTTTAGCCAATTATATCAAAGGAACATTTGATACAATCAATGGTTTAAGCGGAACAACACAACTCGCTCTCTACTTCAATACGGGTAGTTCTTTCGATGGCGACAATGGTAAGTTCTATTTCGGTGGCGAAGTGTCCGCAAGAGTTAATGGTGGTGGCGTAGGCGATGTCGTGGAAATGACAATCGTTGTCAAATTAAAAGAAGCGATTAGCACAACCGAGCCATCACACTAATAAATACATGGGAGGTTTCTACAAATGGGTAGAATTAAATTAAAGTTTTACGATAAAACTTACATTATTGAATACGCAAATCGTATCGAAGTCAAAGAATACTTTGCTCAATTATCTAAACTTTCTAAAAAAGATGATATTGAGAGCAGTGTAAAAGCGTTGGTTATCTTGCTTAAAGCGGGATTAGTCGAACACCACAAGAACGACATGCCAAGCGATAAAGACCTTGAAATATGGGCTACTTCAATACCAAACACACAAAAGTTCTACGAACAATTAATGTCAATGGTGCAAGATGTCGTAAGTTTAATTGAAGATGATACAAAAAACTTGAAGTGGGAAGTAGAGAACAACTAGCAACTAGCAAAAAAACTACTTCCCCACAAGAAATACTAAACTTTCTTGATGAACTATTCGCTTATGCTCTTTCAATAGGCATGACATACGAACAATATTGGTATCAAGACCCAAAATTGATTAATGCGTATATGAAAGCCGAAGAAATGAGATTGATTAGGAAAAATCAAGAGTTATGGTTGCAAGGTTATTATGTTTATCAAGCGATTGGCGATTTAGTCCCCGTATTAAACCCTTTTAGCAAAGAACATAAACCTAGAAAATATCTCGATAAGCCAATCCCAATTACTCGTAAAGAGCAAGAGGCGGTTGAGCAAGAAAAATACGAGAAAATGAAATCATATATGATGTCATTAGTCGACAAAAAATAAGTTGGGAGGTTATTAGATTATGGCAAGCGCAAGTTATGATACCTTGACTATTGTAATTAATGCTGATAGTAAAGAAGCAAGTCGCTCTATCAACAAACTTTCTAATAACCTCAACAAACTTAACGAAACTGCAAAGAACTTAAATACTCGTAGAATTGGCGAGATAAAAGGGCTTTTATTAAATATTGCAAAAATAGACTTTTCTAACGTTAGCAAGGGATTGCAAGATGTAGTAAGTGCCTTTAAATATTTCAATAACAAAACGGCTCAAAAACAAAGCCCTATTTTAAGCGTAAAAGAATTAGACAAACAAATGTCTACCTATACCTCGATGGCAAAAAGCGTTCAATACGTTTTTGATGGCATGAGCAACAACGCAGTTGAAACGGGAACAATTAACAAAAATCTTGAAAAAACCGATAAAAACTTGAAAAAGGTAAACAAAAGCCTTAATGAAATGAACGACAAAACAAAGAAAGCGTCCAATCAATTCGCTAAAATGTTTAAAAATATTCTTAAATATCGTGTCGTTCGTAAAATTATTCAAACAATCTTTCAAGAAATACAAACTGCTTTTAGTCAACTTGCAAGTGTCGACCAAGATTTTAACAACGCATTAGGCGAAATCAAGAGCGCATTATGTTATGTCGCTAGGGTTTTAGTTAGTATTATCGCCCCAATTATCAAGGTTATCGCCCCAATTATTACTATGATTGCGGAAGCGATTGGTATGATTGGTAATGCTCTTGGCAGTGCTTTTGCGGGTGCATTAGGACAAAGTGAGTTTGCGGAAGCGGAAGAAAAGGTTGAAAGTTATACCGATAGTCTTAAAAAAGCCAAAAATGTATCAATGGGCTTTGACAAATTAAATGTTATTAGCCAAGAGGATAGCGGTGGCTTTAAAATGACCGACGTTGCCAACGGAAGTGGTGCGTTAGCCGATGTGATTACTAAAATCAAAAATGTTTTAGAGCCATTATTACAAGAATTAGCCCCACAAATAGCGGGTTTAATGGTTAAAGTGGTTAATGCTATTGAAAAGATAGCCCCATTAATCGAGGTTATTTTAGACCTAGTTTTTGACTTGGTGCATTTAACTGATGATAGCGTTAATGGTAGCGTAGGTGCTTTCATTGATAGTTTGGGTAGTGCGTTTTATTTAATCGGCATGATTGCCAAGATTTTAGAGCCAATTTTAAAGGTTTTAAATGTTATCAATGCCGTTGTTCTCAATATCATAAATTGGGTTATCGAGTTATTAGCAACGGGTTTAGGCACTATCTTTGAAACAATCGGTGCAATCCTTGAAATTGTGGTCGCTTTCTTTGAGGGCGATACTAAAAAGATTGAGCAAATATGGAATAACTTATTAAAATCTCTCTATGCAAAATGGGAAAACTTCGGTAGAAGTATTGCTAATTTCTTTATCAAGATTTGGAACAACATTGTGTCATTTATTGAAAACGCTATTAACAAAATAATTGATAGCGTCAATGAAATTGGCAAATATACGGGTGGTTGGTCTATCCCACACGTTGATTTTAGTGGCGTAAAAGGAACAACCCTTGAAAATGTAAATACCTCAAATGGTGCTACTTCGTTCTCATATCAAAGCAATACCCCAAACGGCAACGGAAATAGCACACAAAATATTATTGTTGAAATTGATGGAAAAGAGATTGCGAGAGCAGTTAATAAACAAAACGCAAATAGCGGAACTGACTTTTTAATGGGAGGAAATATTAATTATGGCAAAGGATACTAGATTATATGTT